ATACGCAAACGGCTTTTTAGTGCTTTGTCGTCATCTTTTACAAATAACGTATCATCATCAATAAAGGCTTTAACGTCCCCAGCTTCCTGTAAACGTTCTATTTGATGCAATGCTGAGCCACAATAATACCAATTAGCAATATTCTTATCGGTAGCTTGAAAATCTAGTTTCACTCCACAGTCATCAGCAATAGCCAAGGCTATTTCACTCAGCCTGCGCATTGTGCCGCCACTGGAAGAAATAATTTTTCCCGCGCTTTGATGACTGGTTTTTGCCGATAAAGTTAACGTCACATCAGGAGGTGAATCTATTTCAGCACTGACAATATCGCCAATAAATAAAGAGAGTAATCCGGTATTAACTCGGCCGACCTCCAAATAGAGTCGTCGCGTTTGCTTATTGTTATTATAGGGACTGGTTTCTGTCAGCAGATAATCTCTTGTTTGTGCATTTAGCCCTGAGATAGTGACATTACATTCATTTTGTAATGGATTGGCATACTTTGTTCCACTGGCTGAAATACGTAATCCTTCATACCATTGAAGCCGTTCTCCGACTTCAATTCCGAGCCTTATTCGTCGAAGATCCATCTTCCTCACTCCAATACACTAATGATTGCGTCTTGGTAAATTCCTCATACCAAGGTAATGCATCATGCTCTGTTAAAAACATTAAATTAATTCCCTGATTTAAATAGCGATAAGGAATTATCGGTGTATTAGCAACAAGGCGCATTCCTGTAATAAGTATTTCGCCTTCTCGCTCGATATCACAAAACATGGTTTGATTAGCCACTTTAAGCGTTAATTGCCAATTCACACCGGCTATTGCTACAGAAAATCGTTGATTAGGAATGGCTTGTAATGGTATTTCTTGCATTTTTTCTACCTCCTAGCCCTGTTTTTTTCCTATTGGCATGGATTTTTTACTTTTCACATTTCCTCGATTAATCGTTGAGGATTGCTTAGGTTTTTTAGTCGATTTAGCTGATTTTTTATTGTATTCAGGCTCAATGCTTTTCCATTCAATAAACTTGAGTTTTAACTCAATAGCGTCTACTTTTGACGGATCTTCATCATGGCTAAGACTTTCTAATAGCATTGGTTGATAGGTACTAACACGTGTTTGAATACCCACTAACGTATTTTCGTCATATAACTGTTTTATAGTGGCATAAGCATTGGCAATATCGCCCGTTAACAATAAGCTGATACTGATACTGATGGGGTTGATCACCACATGGTCACTGCGGCTTTCCCCATTTTCTACCGTAAATGTAATCGCTTGGTGGCTATCGTCTATGGTGACTTGAGTTGGGTTAACACTATCAAACAATGTGGTAAAAGAGGCTAAATCAAAAATTCTAACTTCCGTTATCATAATTACACCCTCCAGCCACTAGAGTGATTCTGCGATATATTTTTAGCCTCTTGCTCTGTATAAGATTTCTTGATTTCTTTAACCACCTCCGCACCATTTGTGGCTTGAGTTTCAATTTTGATTTCACCAATTTGCACATTACTTTCGTTTTTAATGCTTGATTGATTACTGATCATTTGACTGGTCATCGGGTTTAAACTGTTATTTGACGATATTGCTAATCCGTTATTTAACGATTTAACCTCCTGCATAGGACTATAATATCGTGTCGCTGTTTGAGATTGTGGCAAGATATAGTCAAGCTCCCCCTCATTTGTTAATCGCCGCTCTACCTTTTGCACCACACGAATTTCTTTTTCTTCGTCGTCCATACCGAAAAAGCTTTTGGCTGATTGCCATATATCTTGTATTAGGTTGATTTTTTCATCGACAAAATCCAATATCTTTTCAACACAGCCCCACATCCATTCAAATAGGCTCACCACTGAATCAGAAACAAAAATAAAGATATCAATAATGGATTGCCCCCAAGCAATAAGATTATTAATCCCTATTTCTAGAGTCTGTATAAATTGATTAAATGAGTTAGATATTAGATCCCATGCAGCAATAACAAAATCAGCAACAACAGTGACAGCCTCTTTTAAATATTCAAAGAATGATTGCCATGCCTGCCATATCGTCATGATCACACTTTTTAATACTGGGTATTTTTCTAATATACGGCCGATCATGGAATCGTTACCGTTAATAAAATTCATAATATCGTCATAGACGAGTTTAAAGGCGACACCTAATAAACCAATCACCGTTGCAATAGCAATAATAGGTAATGCCATGGCAAGTGTCGATGCGGCAGCAGAGATCATGACGGGTAAATAATAAATAGCAACAGCGGCGCCGATGGCGGAGAAAAAGCTAATCACAATATCTTTATTTTTCACACAAAAATCGACTAATTTATCAAACCATTCCATACCTTTTGCCAGCGTAGGAATAATCATATCTAAAAAGTTATTTTTGAATTGTGCCGCTAATTGACTAAATTTATGTATTGTGGCATTGAGTTGGATCGCACTTTCAATACTGTCGTCGTTGATACCTGAGAATTGTTTTTGTACCCCCATCGTACGCTCTAGCTCTTGACGCCCTTTCATCATTAATTCGATGGTTTTATCATCAACAACACCTAATTTTTCCAGCTCTTTTTGGGCATCATCAAAACTCATATTTTTAACGTTATCAGCGACCTGTAAAAGCTGCTCTATGGGATCTTGCGTATCATCAAACGCAGTTGCCATAGCGGCTAAATCCGCTTGAGCAGCTTCTTTCGTGCCACCAATTGCAGCCATCGCCCCTGAAAAAGCGTCAATATCAATCGCCGCAATACCCATTTTTTTACTGAGTTTATCTAATGATTCGATTTCTTGAGAACGTTCAAGTGACGCAGAAAATACCTTTTGTAACGTCCCCATAATATCCGTTGCACCTATGGCGTTTAGGATAAAATCTTTCATTTTATCGACGGTTTGCTGATAACTTTTCCCGGTTTCATCAACACTACTGCTTAATCGACGTTGAGCTTGAGCTTCTTCTATTGCCGCTTTAATACCTTGGGTTTGCATGGTGCTGATAAATTGATCGTAATCGGCACCTAGATTTTTAATCACCTCATCAATAACTAATTTATTTTCTTTATTTTTCTTTTCTGCCTCAGTTAATAAAGTTAATTCATTATTTAATGAAGCAAGCTGATCTTCCATTGCCTGATATTCAGCATTTAAATTCGCAAGATGACTTGCATCACTATCCACATCATTGCTAAGCAAATTTCTCGTGTAATTTAATACTGACATCGCATCTTTTAGAGCGTCAATGCTTGACGTAATTGAAAGGATCTTCTCTTGTGTTTCACCACTATTTATTTCAATATTTATGGGCTCATCAAGCGATAAACTCGTCAGCCCCGTTAAGATATTTTGTAAAAAAGTATCAAATTCTTGAGTACTACTAAGTGCCGTTTTAACGATTTTTTGTATCGAATTTTCAACAGTTTCAGAGGCTTGAATAACTTCTTGGTTGTCCACCGAAAGGTTTATTTCAGGCTCCAGTGATAATTCGTTAAAACTGGTGGCTATTTCTTGAACAAAGGCAAAAAAGCGATTAATACCTGCTGATGCGCCCTGCTCTATTTTCTTCATTTCCTCAAGAATTTCGTTGGTCGATTTCCTGATATTATTTAATGCGTTATCAGATACCTCCGCGTCTAACGTCAGTACCTGACTAAATACGGGTAATAGCGACATTATCTCTCCTTGGACGCCGCTAGCGCCTCGTTATAACGATTGGTAATCGCAATTTCCCACAGATCAAAAGCTTCCTCTAAATCTATGGTTGTTTTGAGTTCTGTGAAAGAGGCGAAGCCGGCTGAGATGATGACGGCAAAGAAGCCATCAGCGTTTTTATAATCGACGGGAGAGAACCGCTGAGCTTGCCTAATAGGTATTGAAGGAAATTTTGGCTCCCGCCGTTGCCGAAAAAACTGGTGTTGTACTTTAACATTTCTAATTCAAGACGAATTAACGCTTCCCCATCAGGGACGTGATTATCAATTAATGTACTGGTTTTTAAATAAATTTCTTGGCCTTCTTTTTCTACAGCAACATACGCCATCATCTTTAACATGGCCTCTTTACTGACTTCATAATCACCGATTTTAGGGGCATTTGATAATGGGTATTTAGCCAAGATCTCTCGTCCAATTGTGGCGGGTAACCGGCTAATAATAAAGGTATGCTGTTGACGATCACTATCAATCACCGTGATCTCTTTTGGTTTAATCAACATATAAAAACTCCATAAAAAAAGGCGACCGAAGTCGCCATGATAAAAAGTAAGATTAATAATTAACGCGCTCTAACACGGTCAAAATCTTGGAAAATAAAAGTGTACTGCTTAGATTTAAGGCGTCCTGCCCCTGCGACTGAATTACCTCGGCAACCGTCAGTAATACGTCCATTACGTGCCGTGGTAATAGAGCCATCACCATAAGAAGCGACTAAAGTAATCACATCACTGGCAGGACGTCGTCCCCGTCTTGCCGTATTAGCATCAAACAAAATAGCTAGATTTTCGTCTTCTTCACTTCCCGCTAACACATTAATGGTGACCGTTTGAGGTGTTGGTGAAGACCAACTGACCAAATTACCATTAATATCTACCGCTGTTTGTGTAATATTAACTGTCGGTAAATCTAAAGGATCACCTTCATCAGAAAAGGTGGTGATCGGAATACCCGCTGGAAATGTTTTACTTGCTTGAATAATAAGGCTTAAGCCTGTTGCTGAAATATCGTTCATTGTTTGTTCCTTAAACTAAATTATGTGAGCCTTCAACTTTACGAACCCAATCGCCTTTACCGTAAATCAATACATATTTCATGGTGTATTCCGGTAAATTCCCTGGCCCTGTTTGTTCAACGATTTCAGCGTTGTACCAATAACCTTTGTTTTGTACATCGTGCCACGCTAAATCATCACCTGCCGCATCTGTAATTGCGATTTTTTGTACTTCTGTTAATGCTTTACCCGTTTGAATAGTGCCGTTATTTAATGCCTTTGTTACTGCCCCAGCAATGATCATCATCGCTCTTGCTTCACCATCTTTATTCGCAGGAATACCGCGCGTTGACAGTAGTAAACTAAGCCACTGCTGTGCAATATACGCTTTTAGCCATTGCTCATTGGCATGTACGCTCATATCTACTGGATTAGCACCATTACCACATAAAAAGCCACGTTGATAGAAACTAATCTCAGAGCCAGATACCGCCGTTTCACCATAATAGTTCACGCGCAATTTATCTAAGCGATCGGCCGCCATATCTGTGGTAACTTGCGATGGGAATGTAATACCAAATTGTCGATACATGTAATTTGTGGTGGCATTAGTACGCTCAAAATCTGTTGCTGCCATAATTGCCATAGGCAACGCTTGCACAAAAAAGTTTTCCTCGGTTTTTAAATTCAACCCTGTCGATGCGGTATTCATTAATGCCTTGCTGTACATTTCAGCTTGTTGATCTGGCACCGATAAATAAAGTTGGTATTTGACATTTTCACCTGCTACGTATTCAGCCAGTTCCACACTTTGCTCAATAGATAGTTCGGTTAAAAATGTTGCACTACCAAATGAGTCAGAGATAGCTTCTGCAGCCATAAAGGCTTCAAGGGCAGTCTGTGATGCATTACCCTCAGAAGTTTGTCCCTGACTTAACCCTAAGGCATCAGCAAGAGGTGAGTTGTTGACGCTAATCTGCGCTTTTTCTTGCACACCGCCGCTGATTAAGAAAGCACTATCCATAGCATTAAAAGTCACATAACAACTGGCAAATTGTGGCTCACTTTCAGCATTGAGTTTTGCTTGAATTAAAGATGCAATATCACTATAGGACGTCACGTCTTGAAGAGAGAGCTTGCTGATTTTTGTGGTCACATCGCCAATCACCAGCGTTAACTCACCCTCTTCAATCAGCTTTAATTTATCCAGTGTGGCAACCGGCCCACCAAAGAGTGTTGGCGCTCGTCCCATTGGCTCATAAGAGGCAATCTGTAGCTCTTTAGGCTTGCTGACGGGAGCCGGACTCACATAACTAAAATATTGGCGGGCAAATTGCGCTTCTGGAGAATCAGCTCCCAAAAACGCATCAACTTGACCAGAAGTAAATTCGAGTACTTTCCCTGCTGGAATTTTAGGGTTTGTTGAAAAAATACGTGCGGTCAGTTTACGCATTGGTGCAGTAGAGGCACCAATCACCGCACTCGCAATATCAACATAGCGTGTTTGTTTAATAGACATATTTATCCTTAAATACGAGATAGATTAGATATAAGTAAATGTGTAGCTGCAGTGTTTAGAGATAACGAGCTGGGAAAAGTGACATTAAAATCAAATGAAGGATTATGTTCATAGCTATTTCCTTCATTAATTATTGGCGCACGCCTAATTTCTGTCGCACGTTGTATTCCTATTCCTTTTTTTCTCATTGATTCAATAAAAGGCAGCGAATGAATGATCATTCGCGTTGTTCTAATTAAATCACCTGCAGTAAAATCAGATTGTTTTTTAGTAAAGCTCTGAACTTGATAAGTTAACTCAACAAGTTGTTGTTCAGTGTGATTGGCATTATTACCTTGAACATCATAACTTCTTTTCTGCCAACCTTGGCTCACCTCCTTAATAGGAAAAAACATAATAATATTATTATCAGTGATTTCTTCCGGTTGATATCCTGTAATAACTTCAGCATTGATATCTGTTTTTATTAATTGTTTTATTAATTGCTCTCGAATAGCTTTATTAATATCATTATCATTCATTTCATCTCCTTTATTTTACACTCCTTTTTAATCACTTTAATTAATACACTCTTGGCGAATATAACCTTGTAGACCTAAGATGATGGACTCTGACTGAGCAATTCTTTCTCTGAGTATCCAATAATTTCGGATAGCGGCGTCAGTAGGTCTGGCGCGGGTTGCATCATCCACGCGGGGGGTGGAATTGGCGTCGTTTGTTGCACAACTGGCTCTGATGTACACCCGCTCAGGATCACGCTCAGCATAACTACGCAACCGGTTAATTTCGCTCTTGGCACTGGCTAACTCCTGTAAACGTTGAGTATCCATTTGATATAATTGCTTTATTCTTAATTGATAGTTTTTGTTTTCTACAATCTGTTGCGTCAGTGTTTCATTAATTTTCACATATTTTTGTTTTAATATTTTATTTCTATCAATAACCCCAAAAAGTCCAGCAATTAAACATAACATAATGATTATTATGATTTTTGTAAGATAGTTCATAATAACAACCAAGCATCTTCAAATACTTTTTTGGCATAGGGTTGATAACCCAGTTCAATATTAATAATGGCTATAGATAAAGATATACAAACTTTTTTTATTTGGGTATCAATAGGTTTATTACTTTCAATCCCTATTTCTTTTGATACGCGCTCAATATAACCTAATGTATTATTCTCATTAGGTGGTGCATAGCGATAAATAATAGATTTAATTGTATTTAAACCATATTTATTTTGATAGGTTTGAATTAATTTATAAATTGCTCTGATGCCATATTCTGGTGAAATAAATTGACAAAAATCTTTATCTGTTTGCGTGCTTGCTAATCCTTGCCATTTTGCACCATGGCGTATATTACCTGGGTTATTATTACGTTCACCCCGCGCTATTTTAGCCATTTTTAACTCCTATTTTTCCTGATAAGAAGTTTGCTTACAGGTTCAATGCCTACATAACCAATAAAGACACTGGCTAAGTAAGCAAATTGATGATTAATACTAAATAAAAGGAGAATATCTTTGATAAACCAAGCAAACATTGCACACATCAGTCCATCTAAAAAAGTTTTTTTCCATCCTCCTGCGTTATATAAACTTCGAAGAATAGCCATTCCCCCAGCGAGTAAGGCTGATATACCTTGCTCTTTCATTGAATAAAGAACAATGCATATTTGTTCCCATAGATCTGGATTTTCTTTCATTATTTCTTATGGCTTACCTCCAATCAGAGGAAATGTCATTAATAATATATTCATTCTTCATATCTAATTTTAATCACAACGCTAATATGAATATATTGACGGTTTTATTTATCTAATAAATTAGATAAAAGCGTAGTATAAAAAATGCCATAACATAAACCTATTGGCAGTGAGATCGATTAACTCGCCAAGCTTATATAATGGTCAGTGTGATAGTGATAAATATTGAAAACAAAAAAGCCCCACTTCAAAAGTGAGGCTTCTTAGATTTTGCTGAGAGCTTGTTAGATACAAATCTCTCACTGTGGAGTTATAGTA